CATTCTTGCAGGGTAAAGCTGCAACGCAGACGCTCGGTGGTGGTAACACCGCAGAGTTCTATGCTGCTGAGGGTACTGATCCAAAATCTGAAATGCTTTATCAGATGCACCCAGACGTTACGACAAAGGTCATTCGGTTTGGTCGTCACCATCATTACGTGGATTACAACCAGTTCAAAAAGAATAAATTGATTATGAAGCCTGATGTCCAGATTCCAACAGGCATCAACAACTATGGTATGGAACTGGTTACCGACTTCAAAGGATAATATGACACCGCTTGATGAATATTTAAATCTATGTGCCAAGTTCGCTGATATTGATATTGACACCGCTAGGAGAGAAGCACTAGCGGCTGTCAAGCGCCACGATAAGAAGCCATATAATCCAGGTGATACCGTAGAGATGGCAAGCCTTGAGACAAAGTGGTATGCTTCGCTCGCAATTGATCCAAAGAATCCAGATTATTCGGTCTACGCTGACCCGTATTATTTCTGCGAGACCTGGTTGTGTTGGACAAAATATTCAAAGCGGTATCTCAAGGACATCCAATCGTCTCGGTCTATGTTTGGTAAAAGCATTGTCGAGTCGATGGTCGGTGTTGGTACTGTCCTTGATCTTGGTTGTGGTTCTGGATATACCACCGTTGAATTGAAAAAGATTTTTCCGAAAGCGGATGTATATGGTACCAACTTTGAAGGTAGCAGTCAATATGCCATGTCCAGCTACCTCGGGAATTTACACGCATTTCAGATGCGCGGTAATCACAAGGGCCTCAAAGCCGATCTGATTTTTGCGTCCGAGTATTTTGAGCATATCCAAACACCGATCGAACATCTGATCGAGGTGCTAAAAGATTGTGAGCCAAAATACCTGCTATTCGCGAACACCTTCAATTCCGATGCTATCGGGCATTTCGATTCCTATTTGCACCTTGGCAATACCATGTCTGGTTCTCAGGCGGGTCGGGCGTTTGGTGCTACATTGAAAGCGCACGGGTACGAAAAGGTACCAACGCAATGCTGGAACAGTAGACCCGCTTTCTGGAAAAGAAGTGATTGTAACAATTTGTTACTTATGTAATAAAAGAATTACAAAAATAATCGGAAAAACCGAAAAAAAATCAAAAATAATTAGCGAGTAATTTCAATGACTTAGGAACCGCAAATTCCTAAGTCATTGATTTTGCTTGCGTTTTGTCGATTTGACAATGGCATGGTTCTTTGCTATTATAAGAATATAAGATGAATTGAGAGACAAGAGAGACACCATGAGCGTAGCAACAAACCCGAACCGTCGTCAAGCCCTTCGCGATTCCGCCCAAGACGCTATTGCACAGTTCCTGTCTAACGGTGGCTATGTGACCAACTGCACTCCGTCTAAGGTCAAGGTCAAGACGTTCCGTCATTCCAGCTCCGTCGCGACCCAGGGTCGTAAGCGTACCACTCTTGCCAACTGTGGCTTTGCTCGCTAATTGAAAGGTTCAACCATGTTTTCTATTCGCAAGCTCGACCTCTACCTTGAAGCCATCCGCGCTGATTACGCCGCTTTCAAGTTCCGCGGCGAACATGCCAACTCTCCTTGGACCGCTGAGATGGTTGATGAATTCAACCGCACCCTGTCCTACGAAATTGGCAGCCGCTATGTGAAGGTCATCAAGTATGCTGGCACAACCAATGCTTCGGTTCACTCTTTCATTTGCATGACCGATATGGGTAAATTCTGCAAAGGCGATATCCTGAAAGCTGCCAGCTGGAAAGCGCCTGCGAAAAACAAGGCCCGCGGCAATGTAGTGCTCCGCGATTATCCCAACGTCCAATGGACCGGCATCATCTAAGAAAGGTTCAACCATGAGAAAAGTCCTTCGCAAAACTGTCCGCGCTTCCACTCTCACCGAGATTGCCAACCGTCTGTTGGCCTCGCCCTCGTCCACGCGGGATGAGCGGGTCGGCGTTATCGTTCTCTTGGAGTCTTCACTCCTCACCGATGATGCCTACCGTGGCTATAACTACCTCTCAGCCGAACAGATTGGCTTTGAAGGTGTGCAGCCTGGCATTCGGCCCGAGCGTGGCGTGACCAACCAGTTTGCCGACACCGACAACACCCGCCGTGTTTACCTCTGAGGAGAATCCTATGACCCAGTTGGAACACAAAATGAACGAGGGTATTGATGCTCTCATCAAGCAACTCGAAGCCGCTAAAGACGGACAGGGTTTCAAGTCTAAGGCGTGGGCGGTAGAGAAAGTGGCTGAGGAAGCCAAGAACTACGCCGACTATTGGAACTACAAACTGGACGATTGGGCTTCCGACTGAGGAGAATTGAGATGGACTTTTCTTACGCCGAAATAATGGATCAGATCCGCATGGCTGAAATGACCGGTGATGTTGACGCCGAAGAATATTGGCATGAAATGCTGGAATGTGTCATGCAAATTGACGCGATTAACGAAGGCGATGATTATGAGGATGATGGTCAGCCATCCGAGATGCAAGAATGGCAAGATTATGACCGAGATTGCTAGTTGACAAACCGCGCGCCATGTGGTACTATACATAATGAATTGAGGAGAAGGTAATGGCTGAGAAACTGGTATCGCCTGGCGCGCTTGACAAGTTGGCTAAATTGCTTGCCGCTGAGAACATTGCTGTGGAACATGCACCCGTGGTCACTGCGTCTTTTGATGTTAAGAACCGCGTTCTGCGTCTGCCTATGTGGCAGGAAATGACCGAGAGCCTGTATCATCTGCTGGTGCTTCACGAGGTCGGGCATGCCCTTGAGACTCCGTGCGATGGCTGGAAAGGTGCTATTGACGCCGTTGAGGAATCAGACGGTCGCCGTGTGTCGCGCACATTCCAGGGTTATCTGAATGTGGTTGAGGACGCGCGGATTGAGCGTAAGATTAAGGCTAAGTTCCCCGGTTCGCGCCGTGATTTTCACGATGGCTACAAGTGGCTTTTTGAGTCGGATTTCTTTAATGTGAAGTCCACCAATCCCGATAAACTGTCAACCATTGACCGTATCAACCTTTACTTCAAGGTTGGTTCTCATATGCAGGTGCCGTTCTCGGATGAAGAACAGGTGTTTGTAAAGCGGGCTGAGGACATCCACACATGGGATGAGGCCGTCCAGCTTGCTAATGATCTCCTTGCTTTTGCCAAAGAAAAGGCTGAGCAGGAAGAGGAAGACCTGGATGAAGAAAAGCGTGACGTTTCTACCCGTACCCTTGATGATGACGACGGTGAGGAAGGTGACGATTGGGAAGACGCCGAGGAACTTGGTGACGACGGCGAGTCGGAATCCGGTGACGGTGATGAAACCGAAGATGATGGCTACAAGTCTAAGGGCCGCAAGCAATCCAATGGTATGATTGAAGAGGCTACCACTGATAAGGCTCTGTCTGATAAGATGCAAGATTTGGTTGATCCTACAATGCTCGGCAGGGAACTCCGTTATGTGGTGTTCCCGAAGGATATCGACTCGTCCAATTTCATTGTGAAGTATGGCGATATCTTGAAGTATGCTCAGCATGATATCAACCTTGGCAAGGCGGCTGATTATCAAGCTTTCGCTGGTCGTGTGTTTTCCAAGTTCCGCAGCGACAATAACAATGCCATCAATTATATGGTCAAGGAGTTCGAAATGAAGAAGGCTGCTACGGCCTATTCCCGTAGCAAGCAATCCAAGACTGGTACCATTGATACGACAAAGATCCATAGCTATAAGTTCAGCGAGGATATCTTCCGTCGTCTCACGGTACTGCCGACTGGCAAGAACCACGGGCTTGTCGTCTATCTCGACCTGTCGGGTTCCATGTCTGGGCATATCCGCGGTGCGGTTGAACAGATGATTACCCTGGCTACTTTTTGTCGCCGTGCTAACATCCCACACCGTATCTATGGTTTCTCGACGAGCTTGTCTGGTGCAGGATATAAACATCCTGCTACTCTGAAATACCACGATATGCGGTCTAAAATCAATACGGAATGGCGTAACATTGACAATCGTGTTGGCAAGCATTTCGTATACCCTAACACGGAACTGTCACTACTGGAATTGTTTCACGAGGGCATGAACCTGCGTGATTTTAATTTCATGTGTTCCACATTGCTTATTTCAGGTATGATCCAGAACTATACCACATGCGATCTGGTTCCTGCTGGCTATAATAATGTGAAGCATTATGTCCGTGATGTTATCTTCAATAAATTCCGCGACCCGTTTGAGTTCCTCAGCCTGGGATCAACACCGTTCAATGATTCCTTGATGCTGGGTCGCGATATCATTACCAAGTTCACGAAGGAGAAGAACCTCGAGATTGTGAACATGGTGACGATTACCGATGGTGAGTCCGATCATCCATCATATATTCTGCACAAGCAGAATGGTCAGCGTGGCCATTTGGCTGGTACTTCTATCAACAACAACCGTACCACGTTTCTCACCGACGAGCATAGCAAGCGCCAAATCCGCTTGAATTTCGAGCATAGCCACCAGTTTACTTCGATGTATGCCAAACTCATCCGTGATACGATGAAGGTCAATCTTGTTGGTTTCTACATTACCAACAGTGCCCGTGACGTTACACAAGGCGCACAATATGCTGGTGCCAACTGGTTCGATGCTGACCTGATGGCTAAGTCTTTCCGTTCTAATCAGTACGCAATTGTGCCTGGCTTGTATGGTCACAATGAGTTCTATTATATCAAGGGCGGCAAAGACTTGCGTACCGAGAGTTCTGGCATGGGTGATATTGCTGCGGATTCATCCAAGGGTAAACTGAAAACCGCGTTTGCCAACGCACAATCCAAGCGCGGTACGTCCCGTGTTGTGTTGGCTAAGTTTATCGACAAAATTGCTGTATAAATACAAAGCAAAAATGAGGGGTTGACAAATCCCTCATTACCAACTATAATGGTAACATGATGACAAAAGGAGATGGCTATGTTCAAAGTATCATATACACTCAAGGATGAAAACAAGCTTCTGTCAGACGAGACGGTAAAGTTCCGTTATCTCCAGGATGCGTTTGATTTCATGCGTCGTTTGTTGGCTTCTACTGGACTCGTTGGTAAGCCTACCATCGAACGGATTTAGTGGTTGACAATCCAGCTTACCAATGCTATAATACTTATATGATGATGAGATGAGGTGATCCAATGCATACCAATCAGTCCAAGTTCCTCGAGAAAGCCATCAGCAAGTTCGGCACTGACGCAGTGGTTGCGCGTGGTAATGTGCTAAAGTTTGCGGAGTCGCTTGGTGTGGATATCCGCACTCTCAGCTGGCTTTTTGTTGATGAATATCGTGTTAGCCATGGCAAGTATCGTTTGCCGACGATGGTTGGCGCGCCTAGCGTTGAAGATACCACGTCCATTGCTGCTATGGCAGCCGATATCGTTCCCATTCGCAAGGCTCAGCCAGTGGCTACCACTACCAAGTTTGATCCTAACGCAGTGTCCGAGCATAATTATGCTGCGGTGCCCGAGAAGGACAAGAACTATGTGCCGTTTGGCGAGTTCAAGATGATCGAAAAGATCATTGCATCTGGTAAGTTTTTCCCTGTGTTCATTTCTGGTCACTCTGGCAACGGCAAGACTTTCATGGTTGAGCAGGCTTGCAGCAAAGCCAAGCGCGCAATGATCCGTGTGCAGATGTCGCGTGAGACCGACGAGGACGATCTGATCGGTGGTTTTCGTCTTATCAATGGCGAGACCAAGTTCATGAAAGGCCCGGTGCTCCGTGCAATGGAAATTGGCGCTTTGCTTCTGATTGACGAGGCTGACCGTGCTGATCCTGGCAAGGCTATGTGCCTCCAGGGTATTCTCGAAGGCAAGTCTTACTATGTGAAGAAGACTGGTGAGATTGTAAAGCCTGCTGATGGCTTCAATGTGATGGTCACTGCTAACACCAAAGGCCGTGGCTCTGAGGATGGTCGCTATGTTGCAGCTACCATGCTTGACGATGCTTGGCTTGAGCGTTTCCCGATCACGGTGGAGCAGGAATATCCTACTGTCCAGATTGAAAAGAAGATCCTCGTCAACTATCTCGGCAAGGATTTGCCCGAGGCTGATGTTTCGTTCATTGACCATCTGACCGTCTGGTCTGAAATCATCCGCAAGACCTTTGCTGATGGTGCAATTGATGAACTCATTTCTACTCGCCGTCTGGTGCATATCGCGCAGACCTACCTGATGCTTGGTGACCGCATGAAGGCCATCAAGTTCTGCATTAACCGTTTCGATGAAGAGACCAAGACCGCGTTCCTTGATCTCTATAGCAAGGTTGATCCTACGATCAACCCCATCCCCGCCACTCCCGCAGCCGATGCTGCTTCGGAGAAGTCTCAGGAAATTTCTTTCTGAGACTAATATAACTTAAATTATGGAGAAATACATGTCACAGATGTCCTTGATTGAAAAGCACCTTCGTCGTAACAACACCGGTCCTGGTGTCACTGTCGCTAAGCTTTCTAAGCTCACTGGCATTCCTAAGGAAGGTATCTATAAGCGTGTTAGTGACCTTCGCGAAAGCCACACAATCTACAGCAACTACCGCAAGGTAAATGGCGAGCGCAAGCTTTACTACCGCATCGCAGCCTAATTTGTGCTATATAGGGTGGGGAGCATTCCTCACCCTATTTTTAATGGAGTCTAAAATTGAATAACGATGAAATTCCCTACGCCCATCTTCGTGGTCTGAGTGTCACAGTTCGGAACAATGATGTCAATGGTGCATTGCGCGTCCTGAAGAAGAAAGTTCAAGCTGATGGTATCATGCGAGACCTTTCCGAGCGCGAACATTACACGAAGCCTTCCATGAAGCGCCGCTTGGATAAAATCCAGGCCATTCGTCGTTGGAAAAAGAAGCAGCAAGAAGCGGCAGAACAGCTTTAATTTTCCATATATACTACTGCAATTTAACATGGAGTTGTTATGTCAACATATGAAGTTTCTGTTTCTATTGAAGAACTGCGTAAGCGTAAAATTTTAATTGCCACACCAATGTACGGCGGTATGTGTGGTGGTTCGTATACCAAGTCCACTGCTGACCTTGCATCTATGGCTGCACAGTATGGCATGGATGTCCGCTTCTATTACCTCTTCAACGAATCCCTAATCACTCGTGCGCGAAATTACCTCGTGGACGAATTTTTGCGTTCTGATTGTACTCACTTGATGTTCATCGACGCCGACATTGGCTTTGATCCAAATGATGTTATTGCATTGTCGGTCATTGCGGAAGCTGGCAACGATAAGGAAATCGTATGCGGTCCGTATCCTAAGAAGTGTATCGCATGGGAAAAGATCAAGCGGGCTGTAGATCGTGGCTTTGCTGATAAGGATCCAGAGAACCTTGAGAAGTATGTTGGCGATTATGTTTTCAATCCTAAGCAGGGTTCTGGATCCATTCCGCTTGATGAACCTGTAGAGGTGCTTGAAGGTGGTACTGGCTTTATGATGATCCAGCGTTCTGCGTTGGAAAAGTTTGCGGCTGCATATCCTCAGTACAAATATCTGCCAGACCATGTACGTACCGCGCACTTTGATGGTACACGCGAAATCATGCAGTATTTCCAGGCCGAGATTGATCCTAAGTCTAAGCGGTATCTGTCAGAGGACTATTGGTTCTGTCAGAAGATGTGGGACATTGACGTTAAGACATGGCTCTGCCCATGGATGAAGCTCCAGCACATGGGTTCATATGTGTTTGCTGGTTCTCTCATTGATCTGGCTCAGATTGGCGCTGGTGCGACTGCTGACCTCGATCAGATGGCATCTAAGAAGAAGTAACTTGACATTCGCATTCACACCTGCTATTATGAATAAATTGAGTGAAGGAATATACCATGAAAATCTCTAAGTCTACGGTTGACGTATTGAAGAATTTTGCGTCAATCAATCCCAGCATGTTGTTTACTGCTGGCTCTGAATTGAAGACGGTCTCACCACAAAAGACAGTCTTCGCTAAGGTAAAGATTGAAGATACCATTGACACTGAATTTGGTGTCTTTGATCTCTCTCAGTTCATTGGCGTTCTGAGCGATTATGAAAACCCCGATATCTCTGTCAATGACACGTTCATCTCCATCTCAAATGGAAGTGGCGATATCTCTGATATCGTTCGTGCAAAGGCAGAGCTTCTTCCCAGTCTTCCTACCAAGGAGGTTACTCTACCTTCGGTTGATGTAGCCTTTGTTCTGGAAGCAGCGAAGCTTCAAAGAGCATTGCGTCAAGCTTCGCTTCTCGCTCTGCCAGAAATTGCTCTTCTCGGTGAACATGGTAACGCATACTTCTGCGCTATTGATTCACGGAGCGATTCCACGAATCGTTTCAAGAGCCCTGTAGGAACGGCTGAGAAGAACTATAAGATGATCTTCAAGGTTGATAATCTTAAGGTCATGGGTGGTAAGGACTATGATGTGAAGGTATCTTCAAAGGGTATCGCATACTTTGCATCCACTGATGGCATCTGTCATTACTGGGTTGCAACGGAATCTGGTTCTTCTTTTGATGCCTAATTAATGGGGGCGAAAGCCCCCATCTTTCGTTATGGATATGTGAAATGACACAAGATAGCAAGCAGTCTAAGCTCGGCCGCGCGGGCGAGAGTATTGTGTTGAATTGGTATAGTGAACAGGGTATGAAGGTTAAGGCATCTATTGACCAATATGATAGCTACAAAGATGCTTTGATAGATGGTAAGTGGGCAGAAGTCAAGACACAGGTTCCATTCGTCTACCGAGATTCATTTACCATAAAGCCAAATCAGTTACGCAAATGCCAAAATGTTTGTCGATTGATTTTCGTTTCTGTACCAAACGCAAAAGAAAAACACTACAGCGCAGGAAAAGTGTATTGCATTTTTCCAGAAGATGGGTTACAATACAATAAGTATACCACCAAAGATGGTCGCGATATGATTCTTATTCCGATCAAGCAAGATGGTATGCGTGAAATTTTTGAAATGACCGAAGAGGAACAGAAAATCCTTCAGCGATATTCTGTGTCTTCTTGGAACTGATGGAGCCAACATGCGTGAAGAATTTCTCTGGGTAGAGAAGTATCGACCACATAAGATTGCCGATTGCATTCTACCTGATGATCTAAAACAAACATTCCAACAATTCGTAAACGATGGTAGCATTCCAAATCTGTTGCTCGCAGGTAGCGCAGGTGTCGGTAAGACAACGGTCGCTCGCGCTATGCTTGACGAGATCAATGCTGACTATTTAATTATCAATGGGTCGATGAATGGTAACATCGACACGTTGCGAAATGAAATTCGCAACTATGCAGGTACCGTATCATTTGGTGGAGGTCGTAAGTATGTTATCCTGGATGAGGCGGATTACCTCAACGCTAGTTCCACACAGCCCGCACTCAGAAACTTCATGGAGGAGTTCTCAAGTAACTGTGGATTTATTCTCACCTGCAATTTCAAGAACCGAATTATCCAACCACTACATTCTCGGTGCGCTGTTGTAGACTTCAAGATCCAGAAGAAGCAGCTTGGTGGTCTTGCTGTTGAGTTTATGAAGCGAGCCATTTGGATCCTTGAGACTGAGAATGTTGAGTATGATAAGGGTGCTGTCGCAGAGGTAATCAAGAAACATCTGCCTGATTGGCGGCGTGTACTCAATGAGTTTCAGAGGTATGCTGCGCGTGGTAAGATTGACGCTGGTATTCTTGCGTCGGTCGATAATACCAATATCAGCGAGCTTGTCAAGTGTTTGAAGAACCGCGAGTTCGAGAACATGCGAAAGTGGGTTGGCGCTAACTCTAGCGCGGATGTGAATACTCTGTTCCGTTCTCTGTATGATACCGCTTATGATATCCTAGATCAGAATTCTGTACCGCAGTTGATTCTGATTTTGGCTGACTATCAGTACAAGGCTGCGTTTGTTGTTGACCAAGAAATCAACCTCGCTGCGTGTATGACGCAGATTATGATTGATTGTGAATTTAAATGAGACAGCAACTACTAGAAGCGGTCAATTCAAACTTGGTTCAGGATGTTATACAAAGCTTTGAAGACAAAGTTAATTTGTGGAAAGGAACTGATTTTGAATTTTATTTCTCATTACATAACACTCAACAAGGTAAAGTTGGTGAAGCACTCGTTTCATCATATATGAGAGATGCAGGATCAATTATATCCGGTCGTAATGGTAGCATGGGTCACGATAAGACAATTGATGGTATGAAAGTTGAAATCAAGTTCAGTCTCCAAAAAGTAAAACCAAATGATTTTGTTTTTAATCATATCTCTGTTGGGAAAGATTGGGAACGGATCATATTTTGTGGGTTGAATGTTGATCTAGATAATTCACTATTTGTTTGGTGCGATAAGAATGATTTCGCAGATCATATTGGCTTCACTCAAAATCATGGACCATTTCAACATGCTCAGGGCGGTAACAGTATGAACAATGATGATTTCATCATATCTGGTCCCGTGCGCGTGAGAGAGTTTATGAGATTGCCTTTTGTTAAGTCCATCAGCGCATGGACTAAACCACCGAGAGGAGTGGAATTATTCTTATGTTAGATATCAACGACTTTCTGAATAGAAGATACTCAACCAGAAATCTATCGGACGAGGTATTTGATTCTGTTGTCGGTAATCTAGCTAAGCAGCTGGAAGACGTTTCATTCCATATTGAATACACCGACAAGCAACTTCACGATGATTGGAATAAACTTAATCACTGGATAACTAGCGACAATTATATCAATTCAACATCACGAATTGGTATGAAATTGTGCGAGCATTTCTTTCCAAATTTTTTCAAGATTGAAAATAGTAAAGGTGTTAGCTTTCGCAGTATGTGGAAAGCACCGAATCTTGAGAAAATTCTCAGATGGAATAGACAGTCCCATTCAACTCCATATCTATCTGAGTTGAAACGAGGTATATATTTCTGTTGTGGTATGACGAAAAGCACCATGTTTCGTCCACAGATGGCAAAGCTTGCTTGTCTTCAATATGCGCCGAAGAATGTATTGGATCCGTGTGCTGGTTGGGGTGGTAGAATGATCGGCACAGTTGCATCTGGTGCGAACTACTATGCATTTGAACCCAACACCGAGACGTATAATAATCTAATGGCATTGGCAACATATCTCAACATTCATAGTAAGGTTCATATATTCCACGACGATGCATTAAAGATGAACGACTACGATTTTCCAACAGTTGATATGGTAATAACCAGTCCGCCGTATTTTGACGTTGAAGTGTACAACCACGAGAAAACACAATCGGTTACCAATCATAATTCCTATGAGTCATGGAAAAATGGCTTCTTTGTACCACTTATGGCAAAGTGTGAGCAGCGGTTGAGTAGAACCGGTGTTAGTTGTTGGAATGTTGGTAAAGTTGGTAAAAACGATATGAGCAAGGACGTGTTTGACTTTCACTCAAGCTTGAACTATAATCATATCAATACGCTTTCTGTAGTTAGTAGCAAACGCCAATCTAACCAGAACGCAAATCGGAATGAGAAGAGTCAAGATACAACGAATGTGTTTAAATTATGAGCAATCCATTTGACTATGTGAATTCCATCATGAAGCCTAAGCAATCAAACATGATGCGTGGGCATGGTGAAGAACAGGAAAAGGCATACGTGCCCTTTCTTACCAACCGGTCGTTATCGTATCACCAAGACTGCATACTGTATGCCAACGAGATGAACCAGCGTGGCCACCTGGACAAACTAATGCAGTATGAGTATTTTATAAATATAATCAGGAAACAGAACCGTAAATTTGCCAAGTGGCAAAAAGAAGAAAAGAACGATTCTGTCGACCTGATTATGGAGTTCTTCGGCTATGGTCGTTCAGAAGCTAAACAAGCACTGACGGTATTGACACCTAGCCAAGTAGACCAGATCAGGTTGCTACTTGGCAAAAGGTAAACACAATGCAATCCATTATTGAATCCATGATTGAGGTACGACTAAAGACACCAGAAGATTTCCTAAAGATTCGCGAAACGCTTAGCCGCATCGGTGTCGCGTCCGCAGAAAAATCCACACTCTATCAATCTTGTCATATTTTCCATAAGCAGGGCCGCTACTATGTGGTCCACTTCAAGGAACTATTCGCGCTTGATGGTAAGCCAACCAACTTCTCTGATGACGACAAAGCCCGTCGGAATAAGATCGCAAATCTACTCGCTGAATGGGAGTTGATTGACCTTGTTGATCCTAAGGCCTCAGAAGATCCTATCGCTTCACTAAACCAGATCAAAATTCTCACACACAAGGAGAAGAATGATTGGAAGCTGGAAGCTAAATACAACATCGGTAAGAACCGCGGAAAGATTGCTTGATTGACGCAGCTTCTACCTTCTTGAATTTATGTGTAGTGTTGGGGATATATCTCCTTCGCTACATATAAATAAAACCGTGATGCCCTCGGGGTCACATAATCAACCTTGCCTAATAGGAGGTCATACTATGACTAAGAACGACTACGCACAACTCGCTGCATTTGATCCATTCTCTATCGGTTTTGATAAGACATTCAAGCTGCTATCTTCGCAGTTGGATGGTATCGGTAAGAACCTTCCTGGATATCCTCCATACAATATCAAGAAGGTCGATGATAATAAGTACGTCATCGAAATGGCTGTCGCAGGATTTGCAAAGACAGACATCGAGCTGACTCTCGATGGTAGTAAGCTAACTATCTCTGGTAACACTAAAGATTCCAGTGATATGGATAAAGCTCAAGAGTACTACTACTACAAGGGAATCGCAGAGCGTGCCTTCAATCGCACATTCACTCTCGCTGATACCGTAGTGGTAAACAATGTTGGACTGATGAATGGTATTCTCAAGGTGTGGTTGGAAAACATCGTACCAGAGAACCAGAAGCCTAAGAAGATCAACATCGACTAATTACAACCCATTGAATTCTATATTATGTAAGCGAGCTGGGAGACCGGCTCGCTATTACCGTTTGGAGAAAGACACATGCAAAATATTTTCAACTACCTCGCACAGCGAGTAGAAGAAACACGCAAGTACTATAAGGCCATGGACGAATTGAATCGTTTGTCAGATAGAGAATTGGCTGACATTGGTTTATATCGCGGTGAGATTCCTATGGTTGCACTAACGACACTAAATAGAAAGTAACTCAATAAGGAGTGACTATGGCTATTACATTCGAACAGTTGAATGAGTTCTTCGAAGATACGGGCGAAGATGTTATTCAGAAATATGTGGAACCTTTAAATGATGTAATGGACTTCTATGAAATCAATACCCCTCAACGTATCTCAATGTTCCTTGCTCAGGTAGGCCATGAATCTGGTGGTCTCAGAACGATCAAGGAAAACCTAAACTATTCAGCAGACCGCTTGAAGGTAATTTTCCCTAAGTATTTTCGTGGAGTAGACCCAGCACCGTTCGCTAAGAATCCACAGAAAATTGCCAATCGTGTCTATGCTTCGCGCATGGGTAACGGTGATGAAAATTCTGGCGATGGTTTCCGCTACTGCGGGCGTGGGCTTATCCAACTGACAGGCAAATCAAACTATCAAGCCTTCGCGGCTGATATGGGATGGCCTCTCGAGGAAGCAACCGAATGGCTAAGCACCGAAGAAGGTGCTGCATGGTCAGCCGGTTGGTTCTGGGACTCACGCGAACTAAATCAGTGGGCCGACAAAGGTGATATTCTAACAGTAACTAAAAAAATCAACGGTGGCACAATCGGTCTTGAAGATCGTAAATCTCATTATGAAGCAGCACTAGAAATCTTTTCATAAGGAGACACCGATGCCAAAGTTTGGCACAACTGACGAACCTATCGCAAAGCCTGCGATGGATGAAATACCACCTGCAACCAAGGGAGCAGGTGCTTCTATTCCGACTACATATATGGACTCTACTCCTCGCGTAGCGTCTGCACCTGCGGCCCCACAGTTATCCGAAGCAGCTCAGCTTGCTAAGATTGAACTGGAAAAGAAACAGTGGGAAGCAGAGAACGCAAAGCAGAATGAAGATTGGATGGTCAAGAAGTGGCGCCCTGCAATGGGTTGGTGCTATATGGTCATTTGTTGCTTAGACATGGCTATTTTTCCTGTTGCATGGAGTGTTGCTCAGGTTATGACAAAAACTCCACTCGTTCAGTGGAGCCCACTAACACTACAAGGCGCTGGTTTGTTCCATCTAGCAATGGGTGCAGTTCTTGGTATCGCTGCATGGTCAAGAGGACAAGAGAAAATTCAAGGTGTAACCAAATAAGGATATGATATGACTGATGAAAGTGTAATGGTCGTTAGATTTTTTACTGGCGATGAAGTGATTGGTAAAGTGAGTGCGTTTGGTCAACATAATATCGCAATCAAAAAGCCCGCAGCTATTGTGATGCAACCTGGTCCAAATGGTAAAGCCAGTATGGGCCTTCTTGATTACCTACCAATGGCAAAGAACAAAGAGATCGTAGTCAGTTCGGCTAATGTTCTCTTTGTCTATGAGCCGATGGTTGATGTTGAGAACGCATATAACACTTCATTTGGATCCGGTTTGGTAATCGCAAGAAACGGGTTGACAATTTGATGACAATGGTGTACTATACACCA